TTTGTTGTCGCTATCCCTGCCTGAGTTGTGGCTGTGGATGCACTTGTACCAGCGTTAGTTTCAGAAGTTGAAGCATTTGAAGCACTTGTTGAAGCCTCCCCTGCTTTTGTTGTCGCTATCCCTGCCTGAGTAGTAGCTGTTGTTGCGCTAGTATCCGCCTCACCTGCTTGCGTTGTCGCTATCCCAGCTTGCGTTGTGGCGGTAGATGCTGAATTTGAAGCGGTAGTTGCGCTTGCGTCTGCCGAGATTGCTGAATTAATGGCCTCTAAATCTAATTCTGTGATTAATACATATATTTCATCTATTTCTTTTTTTACCGCAGAAGCTTCGCTTAGCACTCCCCCTCCCCAATTTGCTGTTAGCTGAGTGTATAAAGACGTTACCATGAAGTAGTCGTCCATTAACTCCCTCTGATTACCTTTAGAATTACTTAGCTTGTCTTTTACGTCATTAATTAAATTAACTAACTCAGAAACCGAAATAAAAGCTCTAACATCAAAGCTAAAAGACTTTGATTGAATCCACTCTACACTATGGTCTGATGCTGTAAATAATACTGTAGAGGTTAATTCAGGCAGGTAGACGCCCTCGTAGGATTTACCTCCTGAAAGCATAAATATCTCGTTGGACGTAGTGGATATTACCTCTGTAACTCCTGATGATTCCGGAAAAGAGCATTCTACCTCCCTTGTTACGCTAGGGTTATACCCCTCATTAATATACTTAGTAACATCTAAGAATGATATGCTCGGAGTTGCTAAATTAGAATTATCACTCATGGCGAGTGACGGCTCAGAGAATGAAAGAGTGAACACCTTTTCTAACTCATAATCCCCTATATTCGTGTATGTTTTTTGAGTAATTGAATATTCACCCTGGATTATTCCTTGTCTCAACCTCAAAGGAATAGAAGTTATTGCGTTTCCATTGCTAAAATCTGGGTTATTTTCATCAGTATTTTCAACAACAACCCCATCAGGGTAGATTATTCTATACTGTCCGTAATAAGTAGTTACACCAGAATAATTAGAAGTGTCTGTCAACACAAGACTTAACTCGTTACTAACTCTATCGATTAGGAATTTTATACTAAATTGTGGAGTCACATTTTTATGGGTTAGGTTCTTCTTCCTCTTCGGCTTTATCCTCTTCCAATTCAGCTCTTAACTTCGTAATAGAAATATCAGCCGAATACTTTTCAGCCTCGTTCATGTATCCAAGGGATAGCAGCTTGTTTACTAAATCAATAAGTACGTTTAATTCTCTCATATTACTTCTACACCTAAAAGATCAATTACTTTGTCTCCTACTTTTACTCTCCACCTAATGTCTGAAGCTGAATCAGCAACTACCGTGTAATCACCCATTAATACCGTGGCTTCAGTTCCTCCAGATGGATGGGTAGTCTTTATACCTCCTTCAACAAATAATTTAGTGTCAGAATCTATTTTAGAAACTCTGTTTTCATCGGTGCCAACAATGATACCTGTTTCAAATTGAGACATGCCATAAGCGTACTGCCTTAAAGGGTATCTGTAGCTCGGTGTTCCTGCATTAGTTAATTCATCCGTGGCAATAGTAGCATAGTAAGTAGATGGCATTTTTCTACCACCTAAAATAGTCACAGCCCCTCTTGCAAAACCTATCATATCTCTTGTTTTGGAGGCCCCAAATCCAGTGTTTGAAGTGTACCTATAAAACCATTGAACTTCCCCGTTTGTATAGTCTACATTTTGAGTGTTACACAATTCTAAGCCGTGTAAGGTTCCTGCATCTATTTCATACCTTCTTACTACCCCAATAGTACTGCCATCATTTGCCCCAAATCTTCTGACTCTTTTTAGTCCTATATCTATCTGTTCGCCACTAGTCCTTAGCACTGTAGAATCAACCTTGAAAGCGATATTCCCAGATGACAAAAGCCTTCCAGCTCCTGTTCCAGTAAGAGATACGCCATCACTTGCGGAAACATTACCGCCTGAAAGCTTTGCTTTATCCGTGATCGACATTGCTCCGCTTGCTTCAGTTGTCGCTAAAGCTAAAGATAATTCTTGCCCAGATAGAGATAGTCCGTTTTGACTAGACCCTAAAGTTATTGCGTCGTGAGAAGATCCTGTAGCGCCAATATTACTCATGGCTTGTGCCTTTTGGGGATCTGTTAAGGATTGTGCTTCGGTGTAACTTATAAAAGGAAAAGACCCCCCTAGTCCGAGCTCGGCCCAAGTAGACGGCGTATCTGATAAGTTGGCGTACAAGATATCTTCAACCCCCCATAGAGGTAGTTTTTTCCTTTTAAATCCTGGCATCTAGTTACTGATTTTCATTTGTTCTTTCAAAGAAGAATAGAACTTGCTACCCTCTTTAGATTTTACAAAATCAACAAATTTCTCTGCCCATTTTGCGTCTTTTTCTGGCGACCATGTATATAACGTCTCTCCATTGTTGCCCATGATAGACCTTTTTTGAAGATTCACAGAGATAAATCCTTTGGATTCAGCCGATACAGCTATCTCCTGGATAACCAAATCAGGATTCTCCACTAATACAAGGAAGTTTATCGGATTAAGCCCAGCGTAGGACTCTATCGAATCTCTCAAAGACTCTTCTTCTTGTGATTCTGGGTTGTTATACCCTAGCCCAATAGCTACTCTAAGCAATTCGTTTCGAGTCAATTTCTCAGCTTTATCTTCGGCGGCCCTTTTGTCTTTTCTTGCTTGCCTTAATACTTTAGCTTCTTCTTTTACGTTGATCTTCTGGAACTTAGGCTCTTTTGAAGTGTCCCTATTTGGATTCGACCCATTAGCGTTGCAGGATTCAAGGAACTCAAAAAGATCTTGATTTTTGGCGTTCCCACCAGTCAGGGATAAGACTCCAGCCCTAGATTTAAGGAAGTGAATAGTGTCCATTCTATTACCTACAGCGTAGCCAATATCTATGAATTCGCCCTCTCTGTTGTCTCCTTCTTTTATTAATGCTTTTTTTGCATCGTCAGGGAATGGTATAAACACCGTATCCCTTTTTGGTATCCCTGTAATAAATGGAGTACCTAATGTTTTTCCTGTGCGGTCCAGAGGACTAGGTTTAATACCTACCAGCCTGTACTCTACTTTTTCTCCCCTAGATAGCTGCCTTGGTCTTGTTGACCATTCCTTCTTTCCTTCTGAGGAATAAGATTCTGGATACTCATTCATATTGATTTTTTAATTTAAAAAGGAAGCGAACCCGAAGACTCGCTTCCTGTGGGTCTAAAATGTATTTATTGCGAAATGTTCCAATCCTGTAAACTCAGCCCCTTGCCAAGTGTTCCAGGTCACCTCCATTTTCATCACGTCGTCTGTTTGGTTTTCTGATAAACCGCCAGTTACCACTTCGTAGTATTCTTTCGTGTTATTCAAGCCTAATCTAGCTCCTTTAGGCGCTTCTTTGTACCTGATCCTGAATCTATCAACTTTGTCTTTATTATGATCAGTCATTACCTTGTTCATAGGTATCATGATCGACGTGGTTGGATAACTATGCCCCGTAGCCGCCGATACTTTAATGTTATCAAACGCATCGATAGGCTTCTTATGCCATGTTCTACCCCAGATTTTAAATGAGTCAAATCCCCACTGTACAGACCTCTCTTTTCCGTCTTTACCATTAAAGGAGTTATACACGATACCGCCGTCTTTAAGCCCTTCTTTAGTGGCTAACCAATCATCAAAGAAGTTGTTCACATCAGCACCGTTCCATTGCCAGTATTCTTTTGGCCCACGAGCTTGATCAATAGCCCTATTAACGTCGTAAAAATCATCCTCAAAAGCCGCCATAGTACCCGTCATTACCAAAGGCAAAACAGTTCCGTGCTCCCTGACGGATTTTTCCAATCCATGTGTAAGGGGGATGTTTTTACCGCTCGCTGTGTTTGTAAGTCCAGAAGACCTCTCTCCGTAAAGCCATGCAAACGCAACATCCATCCTATACCTGTTGAATGCGTCAGCAGCGCCTTTAATCATGTAGTAAGGCTTTCCATCAAACTCAACCTCTACTTTTGTAGTGGCTTCCAAATCAGATACGCTGAACTTTCCTTTTATGATTTGGATGTTATTTGACTGAGTAGAGGTAGGGTAAACAAACCCATCTTCTGCGCCAGTAGCTTCCCCATAACCGTTAGAGAAGAATGTTACTAACTCCCCGCCAGCAAATGCTTCGTGGGCAGGATTAAGCACGTTTGCAGGTTTTACTGAAATAGTCGTTCCGGTAACACTGTCAACATATGCCCGATATCTACCCGGGGTAAGCATCAAGTCTCCAACCCTAGGCATTACTGATCCTGTTTTTAAAACAATATTAGTAGCCACACCTACAGTCGGAAGGGCTTCTACGCCGTCTACTTCTGCGGTTTCGCTGAGTCTAGTATTTACATGTAGATGGTATTCATCCGTTGCCGTGGGTACATATTTACCCGTCATTTCCATGATGTCAACCAATTGGTTCATTTCATCATAGATATCCAATACGCTTCCTAGTATTTCTCTCTGGTCCATAAAGGCCAAAGGGGAAACGAAAGCTCTATTTAAAGTTCCTTGTTGCATATTTCCTATTTGTTATACTTTTCCGCAAAAGCCATTGCTAACCCTTTTGAAAAAGGTACTTTTGCATTTGTTTCGGTAGATGTTTTTCCTTTCAGTGTTGAGTTTTTATAATCTCCGTCAATCACCTCCGTCTTACCGAGGGTTCTCCCGTAATCCACATATGCCTGTCGCATTGCTTCTGGATTGCTGGCGTAATTAACTACATCAATAAAACCCTGAACATCATGGTTCCCATCTTTTTTAATAAACTTATCAATAAGAACTCTGTCATTCGCTAGTGCTTCAACAATAAAACTAGGGTCTGTCACCTCTAAATTAAAATCGCTATCGCCTATCTTGTGAGTTATATTCTTATTCTTTAGAAGCATTTCTACTTCTGGAAGCTTTTTTACAGCTTCTTTTATTTGATAAGGGGTGTATTTTGGCGGTGCCTCTTTTGGCTCCACTTGCAAATACCCCTCTTGGTCCTTTATTCTTTGATTCCGAACTTCATCGGCATCCCTTTCCATTAACGCTCTACCTAACTCAGCCTCCTCATCATCTTCTGAATCTAAGGAATACTTTGATTTCTCTTTTTCCCAAAGCTTATCAACAAATTTCTTGTCAAGCTTTTTGTTTTTCTCTTTGAAGCTTTCTTTCAGAACATCTTCCGACGGCATTTCTTTCCAGTCAACAGAGTGGGCTTTAAAGAAGTCACTCAGGTTTCCTTTTTCATTATAAATATCGACAACTTTCTTGATGAAGTCATCCTTAAACTGGCTTTCTGGCTCTGCTGATTTAAGTTTTTCAAATTCACTTAGCTGCTCAGTAACCTCATCCCAACTTTTGAATTTACCTTTAAATTTATCAGAAGGGAATTCATCAACCACAGGAGACGCCGGATCAATCGGGTCCTCCACTTTTTGGGGATCGTTATTCACTACTGGATCATCGTCCGTTTCTACTGGATCTACAGGCTGGTCTACCAGAACAGCCTCTGGTGTCTCTTGGGCTTCGGGAGCAATAGCCTCCGCCTCCTTTACAACCCCGTGTTCCTTCAGTACTTTATCTAAGTCAATACTCATGCTGTATTTTTTTTACTAAATTAATGATTTTATTTTGATTTGTTGTTATCCTTACTATTCTCCATTGCTTTTACTGCTTTTTTACCCTCATTTTCTAGTTCTTTTGTAAATGCTCTGCCAGCTTCTTTTATATCTGCTTCATTTATTCTTGTGGAGGATTTTAGTCTTTCGATCATAAAGTCAGCCTGTTTTTCTTCTCTTTGTAGCTGTGATTTAAGGCTGTATTCCAGTTTGATATTTTCCCTCTCCATTTCAGCAGTCATAGCGGCACTCTTCTGTTGCTCTTTTGAATTAGCTTCAATATTCTGCATGTCCCTGGCTTGCTTCTCACCTATATTCTTTTTGACCAGGAAGGCCAAGACCATGGCTTTTTCTTTTATATTATCAATAGTGTCAATGTAGGTGCTGTCTGCCACTGTTATTTGCCCAGAAGATTCAGCTAATTCTATCCTTCTATTGAGTACCGCTTTCTCTTCATCACTAGGCTTGTCTTCAAATTTAAGAGATAGTTCATGAGCGGTTATATCCCCTAGAGTTTTCCAGAAGCGTTCACTGTTTATCCCTAGCGCTTTTCTATACACTTTCTCCCCTGCCTCGAATGCATCTTGAAGCCTAATTACTAGACTGTCCGCTATATTTTCATTTAGGAATTTGGTGCCCTGAACTAAGTGATTCAAGGCGTTGGTTGTCGCTTGATAGGCTAGATTAGCGACCCCGTTTAGTGTTCTTGGATCAGGAGTGCTTCCGTCTGTTACCTCATTGAATCCTATATTATCCCTGAGTATCCCCATAAAACCATTCACGATTCCGACAAAGTTCGCAATCTCTGAAGCTACCTCGCTTCGGAGCTGTGTAATTGGTGGTCCACCCATAGGCTCTCCGTCTTCTCTCTTGGATCTATAAGCCATGTCCCCTCTCCTTTTATACATCTCAAGGGCTTTTCTTGGTACCCATTTTTCTCCATTGTGCCCCAGATTAAGATTTTCCAAAGCGGATAAATCGAAGGCTATCCCAGGAGGAACGGAATTAAGAAGTAGGTTCATTATTTTTAGCCACGCAATTTGTATTTGGTCAGCTACCGGGATCATTGATTCTATGACTCCGAAGAAATTCATCCTATCCTGCTCAGGAGCTATCAAATGCCAAGAAAATGTTGTGTCTTTTGGGTTGTTTTTCGACCTTTTAATATTAGTGCACCGCCCATATTCAAAGATAAAATCAGTGTCAATTATCCACTTGCCTTTGTATAGGGTTTTTCGGCCATCTCTGACTATCTCACTTTTTTTGTCGGTTTTTCTATTGTAGTCTGTTTTATTGATTTTTTTATTCCCATGACTATTGACCCTTTTTTCGTAGGCGGTTTCGTCAAAACTCTTTTTTTCAAACTCAAGAACAAGTATTTTATTATCGTCATTTACCCTCTCTCCATTCGCTGCATATCTTCTTGCTCCACCCTTTTGCTTTAATATCTCCTCGATCTCCTCCTCATCGAACTCGCTAGAAGATCTAATATCTTCAATGCTATATGCTCTCACCTCCCCCATGTACGTAGCATCGGAGAAATCAAACTCCTCGCTGTAATCGCAAATGAACTCTTCCATATTTACATGGCGAATTCGTATCCTGTTGTTCTCGTCAAAATATTCACGGACACCGCCTACGCCAAAATCAAAAAGATCAGATTTTACCCTATTAAGTATTTGGTCGTATTTGTTGTTTGAGAAGACCATGTTAATTCCCTTCTCTGCCTCGACTGCTGCTACATGCTTGTAGGAATACTCTTGCTTTATTTTAACCTCTTCTAATGTTCGTGGATCGTCGTCTTTCAGATCGATCATTGATTCGATATTCGGAACGTCAGATAACTCTTCAAGCATCCTGATTTTTGCTTTCTGCTCGGCAAAGTAATCCTCTTCATCATCCCTAGCTATTGCATCTATAGCGGTGGCAACAATGTTAAACCCAATTTTATTGATCTTTCCTAGTGCAATTTTTTTGAACTTAGGGATAATTGGAAGGATGGTGTAATCTAGCGGTTGAGTACTATCTGCTCGATGGCCGTTTGCGTCTAACGGATCAACTAAGTTTCTATACTTCTCTTCGGACTGCCTACCGTTGGCGTAATTCCTGTACTCTCTGAACTTTTGATTACCATGATAAAAGATTTTTGATGAAAAAGTCTTACTACTCCCCCATATAGCTTTTGCCGTAAGCAAGTGCCATTCCTTGTCTTTTTTTCTAGGATCTATTTCGTCTTTTGGAAAATTTATCATTGATACATGGGGAATATTTCAGAAATTTCCGTAATTTCCTCTTTATTTGCAACTTTTTGTTTCCTTATTCTATCTGCCGCTATCAAACAAATGCCGGAACTCATGGATAAATCGAACTTTGTAGTGTTCGTTATATCAAATTTCAACCAATCAGTCACAAGCTCAGGGAAATCTACTTGATCTATACAATCTTCGATGTATTCTCTCGTGTGATTAACTATCGAATCGTGAGTCTGATCAGTAGTAGGTATTCCAGGTTCTTTTCTGTCAGGAAGATGGACCATAAAGTTAGATAGATTTAACCGAAATGGGTTTGACCACTCGAAATATTGAATGATCCCTTTTTTATTATCCTCCATTAGTATTTGGCACCCGAAGAACCACGCTATTTTTAGAGTGTCCTCATAAAATATTGATGGCTTTTTTGGCCTGAAGCAATAAACCAGTACAAATTTGTCCGATTTATTTGGATTCATTGCATCAAACTTATAGAAAAGTACTGTTGATCCATTAGACTTTCGATTATCAACCGTTGTTTTATTATCGAAAGGGTCATTACCGCCTATGAACTTGGCTTTATTTCTGGGTACAGGCTTGCTTCCAGCGACCTCTACATTATTCCATTCACCGCTATTGTAATCTACATCTTTGTGTAGTTTAAAATTCCCGTTCTTAGTGGGGACAAACTTAACCCCCTGCTTAATATCATCAGGGTCTATCCATCTAAGGTCTCCAACTACATACTTAGGGTCTAAAATAGAAAGAACATCATACCTGTTCTCTAGCTTCTCTACATCATACTGGCAATCTGTAGACTTTGGCCTGAAGGCGTCTTTAATAGATAATGGGTACTTCCTCTTGTAATCCGATACGTCTTTTTGATTGTCTTTAAAACCATCAATAGTATTTTGAATAGTTTGAATGTTTTTCGCCCGGTCAGCATTTCCGTATTTATCAAGACTTCTTGTATCTGCTGCGCTAATGAAATACCTGTACAGCCCGGTAGTTGTGTGCCCGTTTCCGTCTCTATTTGCTGGGTCTGAGTCTTTCCAGAACTTCTCATAAGTTTCTAATTCTTTAGCTACTTCCTCCACGGTAGAAGTACAAAATTCTTTACCTATTATCCTTCCGGTCATGTTATCCACAAGACACTCTCTGACTACTTTGTGCCTGTCGTAGATATTTACCTCTTCGGTTTTGAATGCTTCATCAATCAAAATAGCCTGTACTTTTTCTCCATCGACTGCGTAAACTCCAGAGTTCCGGTAATCAATGCTAGACTCTAATTCTTCCTCAAAATCTTCTACGTTTATATTTTTACCTTTCCTAGAGGTGTGATAGAATCTTATTTCTGATTTTGGTATAGTTCCTGAACTCGTATCGAATACCGGCCTGAAAAAATGAGGAACCTTTCTGAAACACGACACAACCCCTTTTGAAAAAACCTTTTTAGCGTCGGCACCTGTCTTGCTCTGTATTGTTCCAAAAGCATTTTTCATTCTGCTTATTGGATCGTAAACGCATATTCCTCCGACGTAAGTTTTCCCGCTTCTACGAGGCCCAACCTCTACTCTTCCAAAACAACATGGATCATCCACCACATATTTTATATGGTAGAATCTATTCCTATCAAAGTTAAAATAACTTGGTAAACCAACATCTATTCTCCAATGTGTCAGGTAAAACCAATGAAGCCCCGTTATATAAGTGGCTACCCCATTATTCATGAACCAGAATCCATTTAGCCTTTTAAACCATTGCTCTTGCCTATAGGACTCGCATTCCTCTATGATAAAATCAGGGTTCTCAGTATTTAAAATAACCCTCTCTTCTTCCCTTCTTTTCTTTTTATACCATTCGGGTTCTTTTTCTGGCTCCCAATACTGGTCTTTCTTGCTTCTTGACCTTGAAAAAACACCCGTCTTTACCCATTTTTCAGTAAAATGATCCCACACGACTCCCTCTGGGGGAACCCACCCTGCTAATCCTTCTTGAAGATCTATGGGTGTTGCGTCTGGATGTTTTCTATACATATACCTACTGCTTTCTACAAATATAGTAGGAATGTTTAGAATTATAATTATATTTGTCTTATAGGCTCTTTTTCAATTAAGAACTCTATAGTAAAGCGAAGAGGTTTTCTGGTTTTCCTCTTCGCTCTTTATCCTAAAAACCACAAAATCAGAAATCAGATGAATAAAGAAAAACGAGCAAGGGTTAAAATCCTACCTAGCCAGTTTGGCTGTTCCGAATCGCATTTTAATTCCTACATTAAAGATAAGTCCCTTCTTGTTACTAAAGAATACTCATCCATGATTACTGTCGTGGACGAAAAGGGAGAGGAATGGAATCTGTTCAACGGAAACTACACAATAGCTACATCATGAGCATCGAAACTGAAAACAAAAGCGGATGGATGCCTGTAAAACTATTCGCTAAAAAGAAGGAAGTGACTATTCAAGCTGTCTATCAGGCAATAAAAAGAGGTTCCTACGAAAGTAAAAGGACCGAAGGGTATCCTGTAATGGTAAGAGAGTAATTTTTTTTAATTAAATTGTTTAAAATTTTAAACCAGTAAATAAATATGAAGCGAAAAAAAATACCTGAATGGGAACACATAACCGACTATAGACCATTTGAAAGAAAAACCTATGAGTTTGATTTTAGCCTTGGAAATGATAGAGATGGAACTACACATTTTAAGCCAACAGATATAAGAGGTGAAAGATTGGCTGCATTAAATTACGCTCGTGAAATAGTAATAGACCCTTGTAACTCTAAATGGCTCGAAAGAAGAAAATTAACAGACTCTTTTCAAATGGGCGTTGAATATGCTAGACGTTACTTAAATAATGGCTAACGAATAGCTATAAGAGCCGTTTTTTCAATGGCTTTTATAGCGTGTTACCTGCTGGTGCGGTATTGATAATAACAAAACTTTGAACAATGACGAAACTTAGTAATAATATTTTTTTGAGCGATGGCAAATTAGGCCATAGCCTAAAACACGGATCTCTTTTCTCTGGAATAGGTGGTTTTGATTTAGCA